GGCGGCTCTGGCGTTGTTATCCTGTCGGTTCCCACTGCAAATTATACAGGAACGACAACAGGTTCACCGACAGTGACAACCAGTGGCTCCAATACCATTCTCAAGTTTACCTCTTCGGGGAGTTACACGGCATGAGCCACTTCGCCAAGATTTTGGATGGTAAGGTCATCCACGTCATCGTCGCTGAGCCGGAGTTCTTTCAGACCTTCGTGGATAGCTCTCCGGGTACTTGGTTGCAAACGAGTTACAACACACGCGGCGGCGTACACTACGGCGCAGATAATCAGCCTGACGGCGGCGTAGCTTTGCGGGGCAACTATGCTGGGTTGGGTTACACCTATGACGGTTTGCACGATGTCTTCTACGCGCCACAGCCCTTCCCGTCATGGATATTGAACCAAACGACATGGCTCTGGGACGCGCCAACTCTTTACCCAACTGATGGAAAATTGTATCAATGGGATGAGCCGACCATATCATGGAAGCTGGTTGAGGATATAAAATGACCATATCTCGCAATCTTTCGATCTTGGCCGAGGGCGTTGGCTCGACGGGAATACTCGCCGTAACCAACGGCGGAACCGGCGCAAATACCTTGACCGGGTATGTGTATGGAAATGGTATCGGGGCCATGTCGGCTTCAACCACAATTTCCAGCACTAATATTTCTGGTTTGGGCACTATGTCCACTCAAAACGCTAGCGCCGTAGCTATTACGGGCGGCACCATTGCAAGTGTGACGCAAAGTGGCGGTTTAATGTTGTCGCCAACACAACGGGTTAACAACTCTACTACTTCTCCAGCGCAAACAAATCAGGTAAGCGTCACTAGCGCGCCATCGGGAACTTTTAACACAAATTCTATTTCAACTGCTTTTCAAGGCGATATGTCCAACGTTACTTTTGCAGTTGCTCAATCCGTTTCTGGTTCTACAACGCTTGGCCCATCTACAATAGCCGTTGTTACAGGAAGCATTAGCACGACAACTTTAACTGTAACCGCAGTTACATCTGGAACTATTGTTGTTGGGTCTGTGCTTAGCGGTGCTGGAGTTACTACGGGAACTTATGTAACGGCTTTTGGTACGGGAACTGGCGGAACTGGAACATATACAATTTCTTCATCCCAAACGGTGTCTAGCACAACGATTACTGTTTCGCCGTGGTATCAATTGAATCCGCAAGTTTCTCCTGTTTACAATTATTTATCTAATTCTTCTGGCTATAACACAAATGTGGCAAATAATTATGGCCGTTCAAACGTAACTCTTAATTTTGCAAAAGTTGACAATTCTGGACAAGGCGATGCATCTGCATTTGCCGCGTATGGGTTTGTAAATGGAACTAAAACAGGGGCAACAAGTTGGCTCGCAAGTCCTGCGTCATGTCTGTACATTGGGCAGTGCGATGCTGGCGCGGCGCATGTTTATCTTAATCCCGTTGAGATAGATTGTAATGATAACGGCTATGATTGTGCTGCTATTTCGTTTGTGTCTAATCTTAACCGGACGGTATCTACCGCCGCGTTAGGCGACCCTTGGATCTCGTTTCGTGGACAATCCATTGGTTCGGCATCAGTTGATGCTCTTCTAAGTGCAAACGGTAAGTATACGATTGGTCTTGATCTTAGCGCCGTAACTCTTGGCACAAACGCTGCCGCTATTACGCTTGCACAAGGTCAAAGACTTTATTTTGGCGCAACAAACACTGGTGGGTTTCCGTTGGGAACATCGCCTGCCGGGGCGTATATAAGCTCAAATAGCAACATTTTGTCCTTCACTAATGGGTCCGTACAATTGCAATTGTCTACTGGACAATTGACTACGACGGGTTCAGTTCAAACTGGCGGCTTGGTTCTTCCGCTGTATGACAATTCATACACTTGCGGCGCAAGCGGCTCTCGCTGGTCGGCTGTTTGGGCAGCAAACGGCACGATCCAAACATCTGATTTGAATACAAAAACTGATGTGATTGGCTCTGTTCTTGGGCTGAACTTCATCAATAGTCTTCGGCCTGTATCCTATAAATTTAAAGTAGGTGGCAACAAGGTTGAAGAAAACCCCGATGATCCACTCAACCCAACTATTACTCCCATAGCGGGCAAGCGCCAGCATTACGGTTTGATAGCGCAAGAAGTTAAGGCTGCACTTCCTTCTGATGTTGATTTTGGCGGGTGGGTTCAGGTTAACCTTGATGACCCTAATAGCGAACAGGGCTTGCGGTATGATGAATTCGTAGCGCCTCTAATCAAGGCCATCCAAGAGCTATCCGCTAAGAACGACGCCCTTACTGCCCGCATCGCTAAACTGGAGACCGTACAATGAGCATCACTACCACTTGGGTCATCGAGCAGATGAACTGCTACCCCACCGCTTCCGTGGGTATCTTGAGAAGCACTATCTGAAGGAGATTAAAGTGGAAAATCAGAGCGTAAACGTAAACATGACGGTTGCCCAATGGAACGTCGTTATGAATGCACTCGGGCAACGCCCGTTTGCTGAAGTCGCCGAAATCATCGGGGTCATCAAGACGCAGGCCGAGGCTCAGTTGGCTCCCAAGCCCGCTGAAGAGCCTACGAAGGCCGAATAAGGAGTGGCGGCGCTATGGACCAAGGAACCATCAATCTGGCCCTTAGCGCCGTTCTCTGCACCATAGGCTGGTTTGCCCGGCAACTCTGGGAGGCGGTGAAGGCGTTAAAAGACGACCTTCACCGCATTGAAGCGGACATGCCTAAGACCTACGTCCTAAAAGACGATATGGACAAACGGATGGACCATATCGAAGACATGTTTAAGCGGATCTACGACAAGCTCGATGCGAAGCAGGACAAATAATGGACCCTCTTACAATCCTTGCACTAGCCAAAGCGAGTTATGAAGCCATCAGGGCTGGCATCTCCGTTGGCAAGGAAATGCAGGGGATGTTCCAAGACGTATCGTCTTTGCTAGATAGCGTCGGTCACCTCACGCGGATTGCTTCTGAACCGCCTCGTCCGGGTATGTTTGGCGAAAAGACAGCCGAACAGATCGCGATTGACGCTTTTATGGCAAAGGCCGAAGTCGAAAAGATGATGGCTGAGGTCAAGAATACTTTCATTGGAGAATATGGTATAGGCGCTTGGGATACGATCCTTAGCGAAACCATTCGCATCAAGAAGGAGCAGAAAGCTGCTGCTCTCATTGCTGAAAAGGAAAGGGCAGAGTTCATGGGCAATGTTCTTCTGTGGGGCTCTGTTGGCCTTCTGTTCTTCGTCGTCGTCGCTTGCGGCTTGCTCGCGGCTATCGCCTTCGCTCACTAGGAGCACTGAAATGCAAATGAGCCAAGAGGGCATTGATGCTCTTCTCAAGAAGTTCGAAGGCTGCAAGCTGAAGGCATACCGTTGCCCGGCTGGCATTTGCACCATCGGTTACGGCCATACCTCTGCGGCAGGAAACCCTACCGTTGTGGATGGATTGACAATCAGGCAGGATCAGGCAGAAGCCATCCTCCGTAGCGACCTGATCAAGTACGAAACGGCTGTCCACAATATGGTCGAGCAGTCGCTGACCCAGCATCAGTTTGATGTGCTGGTGGACTTCGCCTACAACGCGGGTGTCGGGAACCTCAAGTCGTCCACCCTTCTCAAGAAGGTCAATGCTAGACAGTTTGACGCCGTGCCAGCCGAACTGATGAAGTGGACCAAAGGTGGCGGGAAGGTCTTGCCCGGCCTTGTTCGCCGCCGTCAGGCTGAAAGCGCATGGTGGCTTGCTCATGAAATGGTGCCAATGACGGCGGCTGCTGCTGCTGAGGTGGCTGAGGCAGATGATCAAGAGCAGCGGGTGTCCCCGGACGCAGTCTCCGTCCCCTCGATGGCGACCAGCAGTCAGGGCAACGCCGCTATTGTCACTGCCGGTCTTGGTGGCCTTGGCGTCGCCAAGCAAGTCGCGGCGCAGGCGCAAGATGCTTCCGATACCGCCACCCAGATCATCGGCCTGCTGGGAAACACAAACTTCCTGATCATGGCCGCGATTGTCGGACTTGGTGGGGCAATCTGGTGGTTCCGCAAGCAGCATATGGAGGAACATGGGGTATGATAGCTCTCCTCTTCACTCCCATCGGGCGGTACGTTGCCATGGCCCTCATTGCTTTTGCAGTGCTGGGTGGGGTATACTACAGTATTCGCGCGAACGCGGTGGCTCAATACGAAGCTAAGGCGACACAAGATGCCATCAAAAGGACAGATGAAGCTATTGCTGCTGGCGATGCCGTTAGCGTTGACCCTGCAAGGGTGCGCCAGCGAGACCAGTTTGAACGCGACTAGCGCTTGTGGCGTTTGGGCTGATATCGGCTGGTCCTCCAAGGATACGACCGAAACCATCATCGGCGTGAAGCGAAACAATGCGCGCCGCGAAGCCTACTGCGAGGGCTTCAAGCCATGACTTCGCCCGCCACTACCCCGCTCACATACAACGGCTATGTCAATCAGATAGCCACAATGGCCGTCGTCAACACGACGGTGAGCAGCGGAGTTGTGGTCGGCGTCGATCCTGCCTTCAACGCCATCCTGCCCCAGATGCTCAACTATGCGGAATTGAGGATCCAAAGGGATCTCGACCTCCTTCCGCTTCAGACCAGCAACACGTCATATCAGACTGCTGCTGGCGTGAGCACCGTCTCCATATCGGTCAATGACTTCGTCACCTTGCAGACGGTCGGCGTCGTGAATGGAACCATCACGGCACCGCTTTTGCCCGCGACGAAGGAATACATCCAGAACGTCTGGAACGACAGTTCGTTCCAAGCTACGCCAACGACCTTTGCGGTTTATGGTGGCGATGCTTCGACCGCAGGCGACAGGAGCCAGATTATCTATTTTGGCCCCACGCCAGACGCGGTCTATTCCCTCGTCCTTACCGGCACGATCCGCATGCCGACCCTTTACCAGTTCGCCACGACGGCGCAGGCGAACACGGGAACGACCTTCATCTCGGTCTACCTTCCAGACCTGCTGATCATGGCGTCAATGGTCTACATCTCTGCCTACCAGAGAAACTTTGGTCGCATGTCTGATGACCCAGCCATGGCTCAGAGCTACGAGGGCCAGTATCAAGTTCTTCTGCGTGGCGCGATGGGCGAGGAATACCGCAAGAAGTTTGAGGCGTCTGCGTGGACGTCCTATTCCACCTCAACGCCCGCAACGCCTAATCGGGGGCAATAATGCCTCACGCCTCCGTAAAGCTCACTCCGGGCGTAGACCAGAACGAGACCCCGGCGCTCAACAGCGCTGGCCTCTCCTACACGAACCTCGTTCGCTTCGTTCCAGATCGCAATGGCGTTGGCCTTGTTCAGAAGCTAGGCGGTTGGCTTACGTACTTCCCAAGCGCGTTTGGCTCGATTGTCCGCGCTCTTTGGGCTTGGGAAGATACCAATTCGAACGCATGGCTTGCCGCCGGGTGTCAATACAACGGGACCAACGTCAGCCTCCTAAATGTCATCAACAATGGCAACAGGCGGGATATCACCCCGAGGGCGATTGAGGACAACGTCACTCCGGTGTCCGTTTCGACGACATCCGGAAGCAATGTCGTTGAAATCAACGATCCGGGCTCCTCAATCACCAGCTATGATTCCGTCTTCATCAAGACGCAGATCTCGGTCGGCGGGCTGGTCTTGTACGGATTTTACCCGACATTTACGGTCGGAACGGGCGTCTTCAATATTTTGGCCGTGAACGCTCTCGGCAACCCCGCCTATGCCACATCCACTGTCACGAACGGCGGAGCAGTCCCTCTTTTCAACGTCACCAACTTATCGGCGTCCGTCACCGTGACGCTGGCGAATCACGGGTACGTTGCCGGAAATACATTCCCCGTTCTTGTCTCGACAACCGTTGGCGGCATTACCTTCTACGGGAACTACACGGTCCAGAGCATCACCGATGCCAATAACTTCGTCATCACAGGCTCCACGTCGGCAACATTGACGACTACTGGGTACGAGAACGCTGGCGCTGCGCAATATGATTACTACATCGGCATTGGCCCCATTCCCGCAGGAACTGGTTATGGCATTGGCGGATATGGTCTTGGCGGGTATGGATCCGGTTCTGCCATAACTCCAACGACCGGGACGCCAATAACCGCGACCGACTGGACGCTGGACAACTGGGGTCAGATCCTGATCGCCTGCCCTGTTGGCGGGGCTATTTACTACTGGGATCCCACATCAGGAAACCCGACAGCGGTCGTCGATACCGCTGGCCCAAATGTCAACGACGGCGTATTCGTCGCGATGCCTGAGCGGCAGATTGTCGCATGGGGATCGACCCTGAGTGGCATTCAGGATCCGCTTCTGGTTCGCTGGTGCGATATCAACGATTTCACGAGCACAACGAGCTGGATCAATCTCTCCACGAATCAGGCTGGCTCATACCGTATCCCCAAAGGCTCTAAAATCGTCGGAGCCATTCAAGGTCCGCAGCAGGGCCTGATCTGGACCGATCTGGCCGTCTGGTCGATGCAGTACATCAATCAGCCCTATATCTACGCCTTCAACGAAATCGGCACGGGCTGCGGTCTCAAGGCCCGCAAGGCGGCCACATCGCTGAATGGCGTTGTCTATTGGATGGGCCAGAGCCAATTCTTCATGTATTCAGGCAGTGGCGTTCAGCCCATCCCCTGCCCTGTCTGGGACGTCGTCTTCCAAGACCTCGACCAGACGAACCTCGACAAGATCCGCGTCGCCGTCAATTCTCGCTTTGGTGAGATCTCGTGGTTTTACCCGACCATCAGCGACGGTGGTGAAGTTAATGCCTACGTGAAATACAATGTCTTCCTTCAGCAGTGGGACTTCGGCTCGCTATCCCGCACTGCTTGGATCAATGAGAGCGTCTTGGGCCCGCCAATCGGTGCCTCATCTGACCAATACATCTATCAGCACGAAACATCCCCCAACGCCGCCTACAATGGCGTCAACAACCAACCCCTGCTCTCCAGTTTCCAGACAGGGTACTTCGCCCTCTCTGACGCAGATCAAAAGAACTTCATCGACCAAGTCTGGCCGGATATGAAGTGGGGCTATTACAACGGCGAGAGCAACGGCGGGGCTGTGTATCAAGGGCCAACCGCAACGGTCAACTTGACGTTCTATGCCACCGATTATGCTGGGGACACCCCGCAGGCGTTTGGCCCCTACACCCTGACGCAGGGAACCGAATTTATCAGCCCAAGGTTTCGCGGCAGGCTGGTCTCGATCCAAGTGAATAGCAGCGACATCGGAAGCTGGTGGCGGATTGGAAACATTCGCTACCGCTACCAAGCGGATGGGAAATTCTGATGGCCAGCTTAGATGACGTCCTTACTATCTCGAAGAACATCGTCACTGCGATCAACAATGCCTCGCAGACCTACCTGAACGTCAATGGCGTTAGGTCTTCCGTCGCCGTCACGACCGAAACCTTGATCGTGCAGGGATCGGCAAGAGTTGTCCGCGTTATCGTCACCGTTGCCGGATCGACATCTGGAACGCTATACGATGCCTCCTCAATAGCGGGAGCGACAACGACAAGCATCAATGCTATAATCCCCACCGCAGTCGGGGTGTACGAGTTCAATATCCCTGTAATCAATGGGATCGTTGTAAAGCCGGGCACGGGAATGACGCTCACCGTTGTCTATTCGTGAGGGTGACATGCCGCTGACCAAGGGTTCCTCTCAGAAGACGATTTCGCACAACATTGAGGAAATGATCCGCTCCGGACATCCTCAAAAGCAGGCCATTGCGGCGGCGCTCAATACCGCTCGTTCGGCCAAGGCCTTCGGTGGTGAGCAGACCAAGACGACGACGCAAGGCCCGCCCATGCACCTCTTT